CGCTTGTCTTTCCGTCATCTTTACTTCCATATCTTCTATTAGTTTTTGATTGTATAATTGATCTTTGTGTTTTCTTCTGTACAAGATTGTGTCCAGAGTGAAGGGATTTCTATTTCCGTTTCATCTTCTGTCATCATTAAATCTGCTTCAGATTCTTTATCAGCAACGAAAAACGTTCCACTTTCTGTAAAGGTAAATTCTTCATAATCATCTTTACCGAAAAATACTTTTGCCAAAATAGGATAGTTGTTGTTGCTCGGATTTTCAAAAGAAATGATTTCCACTCTCCTACCATTTCTTGTGCAGACGGGTTTGCCTACTTTTGCTTCTTCTAAATTGAAAGGTTTCATGATTGTTATTTTTATTGTTGTTACTTGATTGTGCTGCAAAAGTAATATCGTTTTTGTACAAAATGCAGTCTATGGAGTTAAATTACTTTAAAATGTAACATTTTAGTGTTACACTCTCGTTAATGGAAACAAAAACTCCCGTCCCTCAATGAAGAAGAACGGGAGAAAAAGCATGAAAGAATTTGTTTGTCTAAGCAAGCGATTGGACTAACTTCAAGTAACATGACAAAGTTAGGAATTTGACGGGTGATTCCAACGAATTTTCGTCAAATTCATAGTCATTCAGCCATTTTTCCAATGCTTTTATGTCAATATATTGCCATTTTTCCTGTTTTAGACACTCTGCAAGTGCAGGAAAAGCATATTCTTTATCCTCATTAAACTTTTTGCATACTCTTTTGAGATAATTTTTCCTACCGGCATACCAAACATCACCCGCAGATGACATACAGTAATAGGAATTGTCCTTTCTTTTTACTCCAAACCGTGTCACGATAGGGAAATACACCCTATCAGCAAGGAAAATGAAAGGAATGTACCAGACACCGTACAAAAAGGTCATAAATCCGTTCAATTTCGCTTCCGGTACAAACTTTTTGAGGGTTTTTCTGAATCCGTAAGCAAAATACCAATTGTTCGCACCTCTTTTTACCTTTACAGTGTATTTCAAATGATTGTTCCTATCCTCTACTCTGTCCCAAGGTTTCAGCTTTTCTGTATTCATGGATGGAAGGTAAGTCCAAAAATGCTTTAGCGCACTGAAATAGGGATTGTAAATGGTGTGTCCATGATCGGAAACATAGGAAAGAATATCATGCAGTATTTCTTTTGCCAGATTTCCTATTTCTTGTCCTTTAAAAACGTCTATTAAAAGAGAAAGAGAGGGCAACAAGTTCCAAATCTGATCTTGTGATACGAAAGGGGAAAAGCATGGATCTTCGTTTTCAAGTTCAATCCCATTGGAATAACCGCTTTCTATTTTTATGGCATCAAAAAGACCACAGGAAGAGGATGAAATATCGTCTCGAAGGAAAAACCCTTTTTCGCGTACAAAATACACTTTTGGATTCTTCATCTTTTCATCCTCGTAGGCACTCGTTGACAACCTCTGGAGGGATTTCAAGCACCAGAGTATTTTGTTGTTACAAGTCTTATCTCCCAGTAACGATTCCATCAAAAGGTAGTGAAGGTATTCCGCCATGTTGATAGTTCCATCACCCCAATATAGGATTTTTAGTCCTGTGTTCGGACTTTTCACTCTTTTGCTGGCAGGGATATTCGTTCCTCTGCAAGTAGTTTCTTCTGTAGCGACAATAAAGTCTTTAAAGAAGATGTCTTTTAGCTTTGAGTATTTTTCTTCGATCGTCATAAACTATATATTTAATGTACAAAAATGGCGCGGAAGCTCTTGCCCACCGCGCCCAAAACCTAAAAATATGAAATTCAAAAAAGAGTTGTATTGTCTTATTATAATGCTGCCTTCTTTTTAGTGAATAATCCAAACAACCATTCGACAAGTCCAGTGTCCCAAAATCCGTTCGAAGCTAATCCAGCTCCAAATCCCCATAGCAATGCTTGCCACCAATCCAATCCTTCAAACATACCTAAATGGAATCCCCAAGCGAACATACCAAGTCCGATACCGATTACCCAAGAAATAATCCGCTGAACCCATTCTGACGGCTCTGTCTTGAAAAGTTTCTTAATGAACTCTGTTACGACAGTTGTAACACCTACCACACCTGCGAAAGTTGCAAAGTTCGCTGCATAGTCAACTGTTTCTTCCGGTAGTTCTCCTTGTGCAAAAATACAAGTGATGCAGGAGAACAAAATTGCCAATGTCAATAAAATTTTGTTCATGATGATATTTGTTTTAAGTTATATAACTGCCTCAAAGATAAAAGAAAAGGCGCACTTTCACAAGCACACCTTTCGATTACTGTTTATCGCCAATGATAAAGTATTAAATCATTCAATTGTCAATTCTTTTTCACCCCCAACTTAGCTCTATAAGCCTGTCGAAGATTTTCCACTACGATTTCCAAAGCATTTACATTCATGCTTTCGATGATTTTCACTCCCGGTATGTTCGTTCTCCAGATAGCGTTTCCATTATCATCAATAGTCTGTTCTATTGTTGCATCTGGGTAAATCTTTTGCAGTTTTGCCTTAGCTGCTTCCAGTCTTTCTTGATATGTTGCCATAGCTATACTTTTTGTTTTCAAAAGTAAGTCCTCTCCTATTTAAAAACAAATACTTTAACAAATGTTAATAGTGTTGTAACATTATACTGTTACATATATCTTTGCACCAACATGAAAAAAGATAGGGAAATAGAAAGCAGATTGATTAAGTCGGTAATGGTGTATCTTGTAGTAGATGGTTTAGCAAAGGTATGCGTGCCCGACAATGAGATAATCATTGTTCCTATCGCAGTCATTCTTGTTGGTGTTATTTTTACACTAAAAATTTTTGACTGAATTTCGATAAAAATGTAACATTATATTTTGTCATGTAACATTAAAGTGTTACATTTGCGGCAGAATAGAAAAACAATTTAAAATTTAATGCAGAAAAATGGACTAAAAATCAAAGAGATCATGCAAGAAAAAGGTATTTCTGTAGCCCAGATGTCAGAAAAATTGGGAGTAACAAGACAGTCTCTTTATAGATGTCTGAATGGAAATCCTACCATGAACCGGCTGAAGGAAATAGCAAACATTCTTGATGTTTCTCCAAAAGACTTATTTACAGATGAGAAGAAGGATTGAATTATTTATAGTAACAAACAAAAACAAAAGTATGGAAATGAAGTTTAAAGAAGGCGATGTTGTACGGATCAAAAGTCTTGATTGGTACAACAAAAACAAAGACAAAAATGGAAATGTAGTTGTAACCGGCTATAGTTGTTCATTTACAAAGGCATTAAGTGAATTTTGTGGCAAATGCTTTGTTATTGAAAAAGTAGAGGATACAGGAGGTATCTATTTAAACGATCTTCCTTATGTATTTTACGAATGGATGTTTGAACCGGGAAAATATGAATTAAAATTTTTGGATATAACCAAAAATTCTGTTGCAACCAACAATCCTTTTATTTTCAATGCTGCAAAGAAACCTATTTCTGTTTGTGGTGTAATTTCAGTACCTTTATATATCGCAGTAAAGATTCAGGAAACACCAAGATTCCAGCCTTTTCAGAAAGTGCTTGTAAAGGATTGTGAAGAAGGAATGTTTAACGTTTGGCATTGTGATCTATTTTCTCATATTTCAGAAGAAGGCAAATATTTTACATCTTCCGGTATGTGGGATGAATGTATTCCTTTTGAGGGAAACGAACATTTGATAGGAACAAAAGATGGTCCTAAAGAACGATAGCCCAACGTTTCCATATATTTTTTAAGTTTTCCCGGAGGGACGATTCATCTTCCTGTGAGCATTATCTCCCTCCGGGTTTTATCTCATTTTTAATTACTGTATCACAATGGCTTATTTTATCTTAATGGGAAGAAGAATTCCAAAACAGACTGTAACAGGTTTCAAGTTTCAGAAAGAAACAGACAATATCCGTCCTTTTCTTTCAATCAGAATAAGAGGAAAAGAAGAGATCATTCCTTTTAAAGAGAACAAAGATATGTCTCCCGTAAAACAGTATCTTTGTTCTGTATTCCCCAAATTCGTAAAAATAGGTGACTGGTATCTCAAAATGTCAGAGATCAGAGAATACAAACCGGTAACTGCCGAGGATAGGAATCCTTACATCTTATTCAAGACATCTAAGTTCGGAAATATAAAAGTTCGTTTCCCAAAAGACGAAAATATGAATGCAGAATTACTGGTATTGGATCAGCTTTTCGATGTAGAATAATCTAATCATCTCAAAAACAACAAAATATGGAAACGAAAGATAGGACAAAAACAGAAGTCTCTATTGAATTAAGAGAAGTTCAAAGAGAAATCAGTAAAGCAAGAAGTACAAGAAATTGGGCAAAAATTACTTTTCTGAACCAAAAAAGAATGCGTCTGCAAGAAGAACTGGATTATCTGAAATCCAAAGACAAATTCTATTATCAAGAACAAAATTTAGAAAAATCACTTGTTTCTTGGGCGGCAAAGACACTTAATCTTTCTCTTAATATGGCAGATTTATCCGTGTATTATCTGGACTTGTATTTGCTTCATTTCAAAGAAAGAGGATTTGTTCCTACTGATGAATGGAAAGCTAAAGAAAAAGTATTTCATGAAGCTGCAAAAGAGCTTGCAGAATATATGCGATATTTCTTTAAAGGTAAATCTTCTGACGATAATTCTGAAAGCATGTCGGAACTTATGGATTTGATCGAAAGAGATTACTATACGGATAGAGAAAAAGTTCATCACAAACAATACGAAGAAAAGCTATGACAAATTTGAATAAATTTTTGGGAAGATGCGGGATTGCGTTGTTATTCGTATCGCTATTTGCAATTGGATTTGAATTTCATTTTTGGGTTGGTATGATCGTTCTTGCTATTGAAATTATTATCATAGCAGCTATAAGAGAAAAGGATTAATGTCATGAAACATATAATGGTTAATGATAAGGTTTACCTTGTTTCTAACGAGATGTATAAAAAGATAGTGGTAGCTTTTACTTTGGTTAATGCTATTGACGGTGATATATCCAGTATAATAAATACTGTAGAGAAATATGGTAAATTAGTGGGAACTGTGTTCTTAGTAATAAGAGAATGATATGGATCAAACAACAAAAGCCGCGTATGATTACGCAACACATAAAACCAAATTCAGGAAAGATACGTTGAAAGAGGTTGATGCAGATAATTTTATATCTCGCCATTCTGACAGCATGGAAGATTTTCAATGTGGAGTTGAATGGGAAAGACAACGAGCTATCGAGGCATATAGAAATTTCTGTCCATCCTACAAATCACATTCCCAGTATGAATGTGGGAATTACTCTCGTCGTATGGGACAAAATACAAAGACATGCGATATGAATTGCAAATACATGAAGGATTTTATAGAGAAAATATAAAAATATGAAGCAAAATATAGAAGAAGCAAAAAGAAGGGTTTTCTTTTATTATCATGATTTTATTGACAAATGTCTTAAAGATCACGGTATTGATCTAACAACAATCATCAATGATTGTATAATCGCAGGATATGAATCACGTTCTGGTGAAATCATGGAATTAAGAGAAAAGTTAGATCAACAGATTGAGTTTATGAAGTTGTACGAAGAAACACAAGAAAAGCTATATAAAGCAGGGGGTAACTATATGCCAGTTTGCAGAAAAAGCGGATAAGTTGAAGTCTAACAACAAACAATAAAAATCATAGAAAGACTTTTTACTATGAAATAGGGTATTTGTTCCAACAATCTTGCTATATTTGCAGCGCAAGCTACATTGATGCAGGTATAACAGGTTTTCGGAAAACAAAAGAAACGAAACCAATAACCGTTCTATACACAATAAACGGCTTTCGCCTTCCCAACGTTAAGGAAACCTTTCTGTACTTCTTAATGTGGCTTGCAACCGGGAAAGGCAAAGCCGTTTTCTTTTTGCCTGTAAATGAACAAAAACGCAATTTTGCACAATTATAAACTTTAAAAATTACAGTATTATGAACGAATTAAAGATTTTCAAGAACGAAGAATTTGGAGAAGTAAGAACAATGTTGATAAACGGCGAGCCTTACTTTGTAGGAAAAGATGTTGCATCCGTTTTAGGTTATTCCAATACCAGAAACGCAATATTGCAACATGTTGATAGTGAGGACGCCTTAAAACAGGGCGTCCCTGATAGTCAAGGTTTTACATAACAAACAACTTTGATAAACGAAAGTGGACTTTATTCTTTGATTTTTGGTAGTAAATTAGAATCTGCAAAGAGTTTCAAAAGATGGGTAACTTCCGAAGTGTTGCCTGCTATTAGGAAAACCGGAAGCTATAATTTACCATCCTATCAAATAGAGAATCCTATTCAGCGTGCCGAAGCATGGATTCAAGAAGAAAAAGAAAGACAAGCTCTAAAAGAACAGACAAAACAGCTTGCAGAAGAAAACAAAAACTTGGAGAACCAAATAGAAGAAGATTTACCTAAAGTGATTTTTGCAATGGCTGTAACCGAATCCAAACGTTCCTGCCTTGTTGCCGAACTTACCAAGATCATCTGTCAAAATGGAATGGAAGTAGGGCAGAACCGGTTATTCAAGTGGCTTCGCAAAAGAGGGTATCTTGGAGTGAAAGGCGAATACTACAACCAACCAATGCAAAGATGGATAGAAGCAGGGATGTTCGAAATCAAGAAAAGAACGATTACAAAACCGAACGGTGATCTGATTACGGTAAGCACACCTCTTGTAACCGGTAAAGGTCAAGTGTACCTCGTGAACAAGTTCTTGAAAGAATATATTTCAAAATGAAAATGAAAAATCACTCAATTTGTCACAATATAATGTTACATTTTAGTCTAAAAATACTGTTTGACATATTATATTGTGACAAATCCATAAAAAGTTTGTTACTTATAAATACTCTCTCCCTCTCTCCTACCCAAATGTTAAAATCAAAAATCCATATTTTAGACCTTAAAATCACTCTATTTTGAGTCAAAAATATACAATAAGTAAATTCATTTTCGCCTATAAGGGAAGTCGGATTTTCAAAATTAATAAATCATTGATATTTAATCATTTAACTCAAAAACTTACCAAAACGTCATTTTTACACCTTATTGTAAAAATATACAATAAGTCCAATCACCATTTTCTTGTCTCATTTTACCTCAATTGTTAAAACCAATCTGAAAAAGTAATAGTAAATAGTTACATTTTGGTAGGAAATTTGTTACAGAAGGTTAAATAGAAGAAATCACCTTTCCAGAAGGCAAAATTCCATTCATTTAGGTGTAATTTATAGCAATCCAGACGTATTTGTAGTAGGAGATTTACCCTATTTTGTAAGAATAAACTATTACATTTTAGCTTGTTTTTGAACTTTTGTTTGTATCATTTTAATAGGAACAGTCTTTGTTTACTTTACAAATAGTCAAAAATTCAAAATAGCCGAAAAATAGGGTGAGTAAGACCTATCAAAAATCACATAAGTCTGAAAATCAAGAATTTAAAATTTTCCAATTTTGTCCAACCCCTTATATCGAAAAAAGTTTTGAAAACCCGATTTTCCTACTTTCATTTTGATAGAAAAATCAATTGTTTTTATATCATTTTGTCAAAATAGGAAGATTTTATGAATTGAGCAAAGCGATTGTCCCTCGGAAGGGATGAAGAATCCGCAAGGATTCCCCTTCCGAAAGAAAATAGGATAGACCAACCCACCAAAAATCGCCAATAGAAGTCCAAATCCATATTCTCGTACATACCAACAAAGAAAAACAGGAAAGTCAAACCCATAGGAAAGAAAAGAAATACCCTACCCCTTTCTCAATAAAAAACCGGCTAAAAAGAAAAAAAAGGAAGGAAGCCTCATATAAAAGAGATTTTCAAAATTTCTATATATGAGGGTAGCATAACTGAACATGTTATCTATTGTATAGGAGAATAAATACCCTCCCTGTCATACTTCTTTTTTGATAATATTTATAATTGATTGAAATTTAAATAGATAAATAAAAGTATGTCTGTAAAATTTTTGCCAAATGGAATGTAATTAGGAATTTTGTCCACTGTCATGTTAGACTTGGCGATCTATCAAAAAAGAAAAGCTGGAGGATAAAAAGACAATATTCCTATTGTAACCGTAAAGTAGGATATGGAAAGATGCCAATAGAAAGACCTTCTAATAATTTTATATAATCTAACTTACTGAAAATCAATGAGATAAATAATATTGATTTCGGAAAATTCCCCAGAAGAAACTATTTTTAGGATTTTATTCTGTGTCATGTTAGACACGCAGGCTTTATATGGAGAGTCCTCAAACAGTCCCTAAAGATACCCTGGATAAACAAAATACCCCGTATAACCTACTTTTAAGCCTGTTTCAGGCACTTTCTTTTCAAAATAATATCTATACCACCCATATAAAAATAACGTCTTAAAAACGATTATTTGAGATTATGGAACTGGATCAGCAGTAAATAGATACCAAAAAGCAAAAAGTTCCTATATATATTATATATAATAT